AGTCTTCCGCTACCTTGCAGAAAATCGCTCTCATGGTTAAGCAGGATTGGATCTTGGTAACCAAATGGTCTGAGCTGGAACCGTTCAAGGAATGGACGAAAGCGGAAGCGAACGCTATTCCTGTCGTGAATGATCCGGATGCCATGTTCATCATGAAAGTGGATGGGAAGGATTGGAACGCTTCCGAGGATACCGAGGGTACGGATGATATCCCGGCGACATTCTTGGGTGAAACCGTCGAACCGGAGGATCAAACGATTCAGGATACTGAAAACGGAGAATAACAATTATGGCTAAGACGATTCGAGATACGATACTCGCTTATCCCGGTCTGGCTGACTGTGAAGATTTTTTGGATAACGTCGTTTTGCCGGGACGCGGTTTTGAAGGTACAGAAGATAGTAAGACGATCGATATTCAAAAACAAAAGCTGGTGGCTGCCGACCTGTATTCAATGGTCGGTGGTCTACCGGACTTCACAGAAAACAAACTCTCTATCACTTATCCTCGTTCCTGGTATGACGCTACGGCAAAACGGCTGTATAGGGAAGGTGGAGAACCGGAGAAAGCAGAACTGATCGGGAATAAGATTGAAGTTCCAAAAGGAAGGGCACGAAACAGATGGTAAGACGGTATTCACATAAAGCGATAGTAACAATCCAATCCGGACAATTGGTAAAAGGGGAATGGGTTGCCGGAGAACCGACGGAAATAGAGGTTACAGGGCAATACTTTCCATCCAATAGCGGACAGCAATTGAAGCGGAATGTCGATGGGAAGGAATTTATCGTACACGGTGAGTTCTCGACAAAGGCCCGTCCTGTGGAAAATGCGAAGCATATCCGGATTGATAGTATCGCTCTCGATGTGGATATCATCTGTTGGGAGCCGTTTCAGACTCACTCTGTAATTTATGTATAGCGATGGCAAGGAAAGGTGGTTTGACTCCGATGTGGAGCGACAAGGAGGTCGAGCGTTGGTTTGATTATTATGTGGACCGGGCGGAAGAGCGGATATACAAATTATTGCAACGTGCCGGGGAAGAGTTCGTGAAGATTGCTCGCAAAAAAAAGAGTTATCAAGACCAAACCGGCAATCTCCGCAGTTCTATAGGTTATGTGATTGTCAAGGATGGCGATATACTGACAGAGGATTACCAACAGTCTGCAGAAGGAACCGATAAACAGACCGGTATCCGGGAAGCGAAACGGCTAGTTTCCGAACTGGCTAAATCTTATTCGGATGGATGGGTGTTGATCGGTGTCGCAGCTATGCCATACGCTGTCTATGTAGAGGGGATCTATAATTTGGATGTGGTATCCGGTGCTTCCGACCATACCGAAGAATGGATTAAGAAACAGAGTCGGATATTATTCAACAAACTAGCGGAGAAAGGATATTGATATGGCTGATCAGTTTGATATAGTAGATATCGTGTATGATGCGGTTGAACCGATCAGTACGAGCTTTATTCTGTACAAAGATCGCTCTGGTGATGGTGAGACAAAGAATCATATCACAATCCGGATGCTCACGTTAAATGAAACAGAGGTTGTGAATAAAGGTTCGGTTAATATCAACGTATTTGTGAAGAATCAAGCGAAAGGCAGGCCTGATCGACAGCTAATGAAAGGAGTGACACGAAAAGTTAAGTCTGCACTACGAAATATCACACCTCCTTTCGGCATGTATTGGAAATCTCGGATCGTATGGTCCGAACCTCTTGGCGAAGCAAAAGAAGGCTTCGATTGTACGAATATAAGATTTGAAGTAATAACAGAAATAGATTAAGAATATGGCTAATGAAAGAAGTTTGGCGGTAGGCGTATCCTTCTTAGGATATGGTGACCCCGGTGATGGTGTTCCGGCCTCTATTTATACACAGTGTCCGATCGTTCATGAAGGCTCAGTTGCTTTCAATTTCAATGAAGCGACCTCTGTCGATTTCCGTGCGGAAGGGATGAAAGATCCTTGGGAGTCATTCGATAAGGCTGGCGACCCGGATAGTTTTGAATTTGCTATCCCGTCGCCGACAGCTCAGGAGATGCTCGCGTTTTGTGGTGGTTCTGTAAGTGGTGGTAAGTGGAATGCTCCGATTGATATTCCAAATATCCGCAAATCGTTCAAGATACAGACAACACCGTACAAAGGTAAGTATACGGAATATACATTTGCCATTTGTAAAGTCAGTGCCCGCTTGAGTCAGGCTCCGTCTTCAGAACAAACAGACCTTTTGCTAGTTAAATGTACCCGTTTGGCAGCAATTACCTCTGCTGGGCAGCAACGATCTTCGTTCGGTCGGGCGGTGATGAATGTAACCCTTACTCCGGTAACGGCAGTTGCAATCACCGGTACACCCAAAGTTGGTGAAACGCTTATGGCCACCTTGACACCAGCGGAAGCGACTGGTGATTTCCAATGGCAACGTAAAGTGGATGGCCAGGGAGAAGCCCAAGATATTGAGGGGGCTATTGGTGACAGTTATATGATCCAGCCGGAAAATGAAGGCGATAAAATCCTTGTCAAGTTTATGGCAAACGGTTTGTATTCCGGAGAGAAGACAAGCGCAGAAACAGAAGCCGTACAAGCAGCAGAATAATTAAGGACTGTTGTTTAGGTTATCGAAAGCCTCGGAACTATCCGGGGCTTTTATATTTTAATCGAAAATATGAGTGTAAAACAAGTACTCCAGTTAGAAAGTGAATCCGTTTCTTGTCAGCCGGTAACCATTCCGTTTGAATTTACCCGGCTTGAATCATTACCGGAAGGAAAGACGGTAGGGGATAGTATCGCCATAACCCCGATCACTGTCCGCACCTGGTTTCGAATAAAGCCTCTTTTGCTTTATATCGATAAAGAGGATAGAGAGGTTTTGATTGCTGATAAGAATAAAGGATTTTCCAATCAGGTCGCCGAACTGATAGCCAAATATGACGAACTTATCTTTGAAATCGTATGTCTTGGCATTCATAATAAGAAAGGTGATATGCCGGCCTGGTTCCGGGAAGTTCTGAAAGACAACTGTACATGGGAGGATATCTATATCCTTCTGAATGCCGTCTTGTACCGGATAGGCTGTAACCCTTTTTCTCGTACTATCATAGCGCTGGAAGCTGTGAGCCCGTTAAGCGAAGTGGAGATAATAGCCCTTCAGAAAAACAGCGAGACATGGAAGAAGAAGGCCCTCAAAGCAGCTTCATGTTCTTAGTGACCTGCAACGAGGCTTTCGGCTATTCTCATGAACAAATATTGGATAGCAGCTTTGTTTTGTTGGTCGGCATGCTTCGTGAACGTGGTTATTTGATTAATCGAAGGGCCAAAGATTTTCATTCGGAAGATACGTCAATTAAAGAGGAAGATGGAGAATGGGTTGAAATGGTTGATTTCGATACTGGCCATGTGAAACGGATAAAGAAAGTTTTATCTGCATGACTATATATTATATTGAGAGTAGAGAAAAGGGTTTGTCATAGTGATAAATTTTGATTTGTTTGGTAGTAAGAAAGCCCTGCGGACTGTGAAGTTAGCAGGGCTTTGTTCGTTAAAAAGATATCGGGTAACGTTCCGGATGAATTATGCTGTCGATCTCAAGATCCACATCGATTGCATCCCAACGCAACGATTCTTCATCCGGCATGGTTACATCCAATACATCCGAAACTTTTGCATTTCTAAACCAAGGATATCTGTCATACGATAGATAATATTCCTTTCCTCCTACGAAAAGGAGGATACCGCGTGCATTAATCATTGTTACTTCCGCGGTGGTTGTTCCATTTTTCTCTAATAATGTGCTCATGTTTTTGTACCTCCTTTAGTATGTTTGAAATTTCAGTTGAAGAAAAACCTTTATTCTCAGCTAAAGAAATAGAAGGTTCTATCCAAATTTTAGCCTTTTTTTCTGCCTGTCTGATATGTATATGCATTCTGTTTTCTTCTAAAGAGAAGAAAAAGAAACGCATTCCATTTTTATAAAAAACCGTTGGACTCATACAGCAAATATACAAAAGATTCCTGAATACAAATGCTTTTAGTTTATATTTTACCATAAACGCATTATGGGAATTAGAAATAGGGAGGGAGCGCTATATGTTGCGACAGGATTTGATAACTCTGGCTTTTACGAGGGGAAACGCGAGGCTATGGGAATTATCAAGACTCTGGCAAGTGAGATTACCTCTTTTGATATATTCAGTGGTATCGGTATCAGTGCGGCAACTGCTTTTGCACAAGCTGCAAAAAGCTCATACGACTTTGAAAAAGAGTTCCGGAAGAACATGCTGGAAGTGGCAACCATTTCCACACAGGTGACGGATGATATGACCGGTTTTATGAATCAGGTTATGTCCATAACCCAAGAGATACCGATTAAGGCTCCGGAGGCCGCCAAAGCACTCTATAGTATCGTTTCTGCCGGTCATGATGGGGCAGATGGTATGAAGATTCTAGAAGTTTCGGCTAAAGCAGCCGTGGGAGGGCTTACAGAAACCGAGACGGCAGCCGATGCTGTTACAACGATCCTGAATGCTTATAAGATGTCAGCAGAGGAGGCTGGTACAGTCTCGGATCAGCTTTTTACAACTGTCCGATTGGGTAAGACTACATTTGGCGAATTAGGAGCCTCCATAGCCCAGGTTGCGCCTATTGCGGCCGCATACGGGATCAGTATTGATCAGGTGTTGGGTGCAGTCGCTTCATTGACCAAACAGGGTACGCCGACAGCGCAGGCAATGACCCAAATCCGGGCTGCTATCCAGGGTACTGCCGGAGAACTTGGGGATGCCGCTTTTCAAGGGCGTACTTTCCAGGAAGCATTGCAGTTGATTAACGAGAAGGCTGGCGGTTCTGCTTCTAAGATGAAGGAAATGCTCGGTACGGATGAAGGATTGGCTGCAACATTGGCTTTGACCGGAAAGAATGCTAAGTCGGCAGCGAGTGATCTCGGAGAGTTACAGAACTCTTTAGGAGCTACGGAAGCCGCGTTTGAGAAGATGAAAGATGCTGCAGACAATCAGCTTACATTGTTGGCTAATAATGTACAGGCCTATTTGCGTCCTTTGGGAGAGAAGATTCTGAAAGAAGTCTCCGATATTGCCAAGGCTTTTAATGAAGCATTTGAGAATAACGATATAGAAGGTACAATATCAAACCTTGAATCGTTGGTAAAAAATGCAGCTGGAGCTTTTCTTTCATATAAAACAGCTATTCTATTAGTTCAGGTAGCTCAACATTCGTATGTAAAATCATCTGCTCTAAGCCGATTAGCGACAATTCAACATACGACAGCTACAGCATTACTTACCGGTGCTTTAAGAAAACAGGCTGTTGCTATGTTGGCGGCAGGAAAGGCAGCTCTTGCAAATCCATATGTATTAGCTGTGGCAAGTGTTACCGCATTGGGATATGCAATATTCAAACTTGCGACACAGGCTACAGCTTCGGAAAAGGCATTGGCTGCTCATAATAAGAGAGTCGCAGAAATGAGAGAATGGTCTGACGGAATGAGAAGTCAGACGGAAGAAATGTTGGGTGTGTTGCAAGATGAAAATAAGTCCACTTTGCAAAAGGTTGAAGCTTATAAAAAGTTACAAGAGCTTTATCCGAATGAATTGAAGAATCTTTCTCTACAGAAATTCCTTTTAATGGATATGGTTGAAGTCAACAAGATGTTGTCCAAGTCGATAGATGATCGTATGATGGCACAACAACGTGCAACTGTGAATTCCATTGAAGAAGAGATTGAGAAAAATAATAAACAAATTGCAGAACTTGAGAAGTTGCAAATTGGTGCAACATCATTTGCTTCTGCACTTATGATAGATAAATTGCGAAAACGGAATGAGCAGCTAAAGATAGAACATGAGAAAGCAGTAGAGATTGTTGTACAAGGATTAAAAGATCGTACAAAAGCAGAGGCTTTGGTAAATAGCCAATCAAAACAAGAAGAGACGAAGTTTGCAAAACCTGTAGATCAGAAAGAACTTGAGAAACAGAAAAAACTTCAAAAGGAACTTTTATCCCTTCGTCGTCAAAACCAGCAATCCGAAATTGACCTGATGAAAGAAGGTTTCGACAAGAAGATCGCCCAGTTGAATCTTGACTATGACAGAGAGTTGGATACTATCCGTGCAAGAGAAAAAGAATGGAGAGAGGCACAAGGCGGAAAGTTGACTAAAGAGCAGACGATTGAGATCCGAATGGCAAAAGTCAATGCTGGGGCCAAATTAGGAAATGCGACATCTGATGTTATCCATGAGCAGATTGAAGCAGAAGAACGCGCCATGAACGAATACTTGAAAGAATATGGTTCATATTTGGAAAAGCGTCAGGCTATCACGGAGCTTTATAATGAGAAGATAGCAAAGGCCACAACGGAAGGTGAACGGCTTTCCCTTGCAGAAGGTATGAAGAAAGATCTGGCGGACGTGGATAATGAAGCCCAAAAGAGTACCTCCATTATCACCCGGCTGTTTGATGATATGAGTAAAAAGAATATCACCTCTATTCGTGCCATTGCGGATGAAGCGGAAAAATTCTTGTCTTTTCTTGAAAGAGGGGAATATTCATCTGATAATTCATTCGGTATTACCAAAGAACAGTTTGATGTGCTTCGCAAATCACCGGATCAGTTGAAGGCCATCAAGGATGAAATAGCCAATGTCCGCCGTGAAGCCGACCAAATGGAAACCTCTTTTAATAAAGTTTCAAATGGCCTAAAAAAAGTCTTTACCTCTGAAAGTGATGCCAGGAAGTTAAAAGAAGGTTTGGCAGAAATAGAAGAGGGCATGAGTGAAATTATGCAGACCGGGCAGTTCCTCTCTGACACGTTTTCGAAGCTCGGAGATTCGTTTGGTGGTGTATTCGGTGGGATAGCTGAAGGTTTCAGTGTGGCTATGGACACTGTAAGTTCTGCAATGAACGGTGCGAAAGCCGGTTCCATGTTCGGTCCGATCGGTGCGTCTGCCGGTGCTGCCATTGGCGTTGTTACATCTTTGGCCGGTGCCATCGCCAAAATCCATGACAAGAAGAACGAAAAACGTATTCAGCGGTTGCAGGATCAGATCGACACATTGGATAAATCATACGAAAAATTGGATAAATCCATTCAGAAGGCTTATTCGAATGATGCTTCCCGATTGATCGATCAGCAGAACAAACTGTTGGAACAACAGAAAGTTTTAATCCAACAACAAATCCGTGAAGAACAGGATAAAAAGAATACCGATAAGGATAGGATAAAAGAATGGCAAAGCCAAATTGACGAGATAAACGAAGCCATAGCGGACAACAAGGAGAAGGCCAAAGATGCCATCTTCGGGGAAGACTTGAAATCCGCCATTGACAACTTCGCTAACGCACAAGCCGAAGCATGGGCTTCCGGTGAAGACCGGGCAGAATCGGCGAAAGATACCGTCAAGAAGATGATGCGGCAGATGGTCACAGAATCCATCAAGGCAGCAACGGAATCTTCCGGTGCGATGAAGAAGATTCGTGACAAACTGAAGGAGTTCTATGCCGACAATGTCCTTTCCGGCTGGGAACAGGATTATATCTATAACATGGCGGAAGAACTGCAAAAGGAGATTGACAGGCAGTTCGGTTGGGCTGATAGCCTGATGAAAGATAAGGTGGAAGAGCCGGAGAAAGAAGAAGATATATCCGAAAATACCCTGAAAGGCGCATATGCCAAAGCCTCTCAAGAAAGCATAAACTTGTTGGCCGGTCAGACCGGGGCCGTCCGTGCCCTGTTGGAAGACATCCGCGGCAGTATGCAACCGATCCGGGAACAAATGAAGCTGATCTATGATATGCAATCCAGAGGTTGGGAAGATGTGAAGGCCATCCGCGAACTATCAGATAAAGTGGAAAAGAATACCGATCGGATCGCCGAGAATACGAGAGAGATCAAAGAGGTTGCCGGTAAGATATCGGAAAACACTAGAGGCACGGTTGATGCCCTGGAAGGTACTATTAACGTAAAAGTAAAAATGTAACATGATGGACAAAGAGTTTTTTGAGATAGCAAACCGGTTAGGTGCCTGCCGGTTGTTGCATGGCACGGAAAACAAAGAAGAGCTTATGCGCCTTCTGCTGACACCGCAGGGTACGGAGTTCTGCACGAAGAATAATTTCCCGTCTATGGAACAATTACGAGAGTTCCGGGGCAAGAAGGCCGAAAGCATGGGAATCTATATCGAGACGGACGTGAAACTGACGAATCCGGTGAAGGTATTCTTGGCCGGTTCCAAGGCAATCCTTCATTTTGATACGATCGGCCGCTACAACGTGATCCTGATGCACGGGGCGGAAGCCGAGATCCATGCGAGTAACTATGCCGTGGTGTTCGTAAAGAACGCTGGCGGTAAGGTAATAACTCATAAAGACCATACAGCACGTGTATTATGACAATAGATGGAAAAGACGTATATACTGAATGGGGATGTAAATTATTGGAAGGTTCTTTTGATGATCTTCTGAAATACCCCAAACGTAAGGCAGTCAAATATAACAACTGGGCGGAAGCCGACGGAATCGATCCCGATCTCTCGGTTGTGGAGTTCGAACCTAAGACCGTCAAGTTGAAATTCCTCATGAAGGCAGAAACGCTTGAGCAGTTCTGGTCTGGGTATAGAAAGTTTGTTGCTGATCTGTCCGCACCGGGCTATCGGGAATTCAATCTTATTGCCGGTATGACCAACCGCTTACGCTTCAATGTCTGCTCTTCTCACGAACAGCCTGTGCCATTTAATGCAGGGGAGAACGTATCTGTGTTTGAACTTTCTTTTGTCGAGGACAATCATGCCATTTATCCGGCAACTCCGGCCGGCGGTATCGGGCTTCGCGGGCAGTATGCGATTAATGGGATAGACTTTGCAGACTTCGGTATAGGATCGGATGATAACCAGGAGGACATCTTGAAATATCCTGCGGTTAAGGCGCCGTTCACCGATGGCCGTACGGTAGACCTTTCGACAATCAAAACCCAGCATAGGGAAATAAAACTGTCCCTTTGGATGTTGGCCGGCAGTGTGGAAGAGTTTCTGAATAATTATCGGGCATTCTTTAGCCAGATATCCGGTGTAGGAAATCAGGAATTATATATTAAGACATTGGATGGTATCATTCAGGTGTACTATACGGATTGCCCGTCCTTTTCTGTGGAAGTCTGGCAGGAGAACCGGATAGGGGCAAGATTCACTATTTCTGTTGTTGCTCCCGTAGTGAGTTGGATAGATGCCGGCGGTGATGTTCGTTACTGTGTGCTGAAAGATCCGGATTTGGGGTTATTGGCAGATGAGCAAGGTAGAATAATAGTTTTCAATTGATATGGCAGAAGAATTTGAAATAATCAGGGCTAATTTGCTTCCGGCAGCCGGAACAATAACCGATAATGATATGATCCTGATCATTCAGGGTGGGAGACCTAAGCGTGCTTTGCCCTCTGCAATGAAAGGTAAACAGGGCGATCCCGGCCTTAGTGCGTTTTTAGGGATAAACGATAAATACATCCTTTGGAAACAAGGAGCTAATGGTGCTTGGCAGAATCTGTTGGAAATTGAGAAAATTCGTGGGCCGAAAGGAGAGAAGCCGGTTTTTCGAAAGTTGAACGGTACGCTTCAAATGAAATACGAAGGTGAGCCGGATAGTGCATACGTGGATATTTTCGACCGTGAAGAATTGAAAATGAAGTTTTCCGATCTAACACCAGCAGAAGTGGATCAATTGAAACTGCATTTTTCTGATCTGACAGAGACTGATAAGGCCGAACTTATGAAGCCGGCAACGGATGCGGCAAAAGAGGTTCGTGAACAGATGTCCCAAATTAAGGAGGAAGCTAATACTGCTATATCGAATGTAAACACCGCAAAAGTGAGCGCAGAGGTGGCAACCAAGGCTGCAAATGATGCCGCAGCTTTAGCAAATGCCGCAGCTGGTCAAGCAACTCAATCTGCCGGAGATGCTGATGCAGCGACCAAATTGGCTGTTGCTGCCGCTGCATTGGCGGAGGAAAAAGCCGGTATAGCCAATACCGCAGCCGAGAATGCCGATACCGCAGCAGCTTCAGCCAATATGGCAAAGGAAGAAGCAGATAAAGCAACTGTTGAAGCCAATATAGCCGCAGGAAAGGCCAATGATGCAGCAGCAAAGGCTGACACGGCAACATTAAATACCAATACCGCAACGGATAAAGCGAATGAAGCAGCATCCTCGGCTACAACTGCCGCCGAAAATGCTAATGCGGCTGTAGAGCGTGCGGATGATACCATAGCTTCTGCCGAGACTGCTACAAAATCGGCGACGGATGCAGCTTTGGCCGCAAACACGGCAAAAGAAAATGCAGACAAGGCGGCAAATACAGCCAATGTTGCCGCTACTCTGGCCAATGAAAAGGCAGGACTGGCGGATACGGCTGCTTTGGCTGCTAATGCAGCAAAGGAAGATGCCATAGTCGCAACCGGCAAGGCCAACACAGCCGCCGACCGCGCCAATCGTGCAGCCGAAGCCGCCGAAGGAGTCATCAGTGGACTACAACCCGACTGGAACGTTACCGATCCTGTCAATAAGAACTACATCAAGAACAAACCGGAGATCCCGACGTTGGAGGCTATCCCGGACGAAAATACATTGAGCTATGTCAATACCGACGGTACAACCATCAATTTTCGTATCGGTGATGATGTGCGTGTAGCAGAAGATGGCGAATATGTGTTCTACCGGCTTTATGATCTTGCCGGGGGAAAAGCTTCGTGGAAGGAATCCGGCAGCGGTACAGCCTTGCCCGGTAATGTTTATCTGACAGGAGCCAATTATTACAATGAATCAGTACGAACGATAAAACAAGGATATTTAAGCAATGAGTAAGAAAGGTGCATTTATTTATCAACAGATCGAACAGACGACCGCCGAATGGGCAAGCGATACGACGGTCTATCCGGCATCGGTATGGCTCTTCGAACGATTGGAGAATGGCAAGTTCAGCATGAAGCTATCCGACGGAGTGCATACGTTTGCAGATCTTCCGGCTGTTTTGCAGGATATACAGGTCAGTGTCAAAACCAATAACGAAACGACATATATTCTCCAGATAACGACCGCTGCCGGCACATTTGATACACCGAATCTTAAAGGTGCAAAAGGGGATAAAGGGGACAAAGGAGAAACAGGCGCTAAAGGAGAAACCGGGGCAAAAGGTGAACAGGGCATACAGGGTGTCCCTGGTCCTCAAGGTGAACAGGGCATACAAGGTTTGCAAGGAGAAACAGGCGCACAGGGTCCAAAGGGCGATCGAGGCGAACAGGGCCCGCAGGGGATACAGGGCGAGAAAGGCGAAACGGGTGAACGAGGCGAACAGGGTCTTCAGGGCATACAAGGCTTGCCCGGCAAGGATGGGGCAATCACTGTAGATGCTCCTTCTGATACATCTACGTATGGCAGGAAAGCCGGTGGATGGGTCAAAGTCGTTGAAGCTGTAACGGGAAAGGGGCTATCAACCAATGACTACAGCAATGAAGAGAAAACGAAGGTATCGGACTCTTTGAGGCTGAAAGAGTATGTCGATGTCGGTACCTTAAAGTCGCTTCCTTCATCACCGTATAACTTGCGTTTTACCTATTCGAGTACATCTGTGCAGGCGATCAACTTTGCGAATATAGGAAGTGTACCGGAGATGCAGGAGTTTTATCTGTCCATTAAGAACAACACCGGATCAACGATTAACCAACCGATCCCGAACGGCTCGGGCTGGCAATCGGAGGAAACAAGCGTTGAACTGCCAGCTGGTAAAGCCACAGGGGTATCGCTGAAAAAAGAACATGGGATAATTGTCGTGAGAGTATAATGAAAGGAGGTGAGAGATGAAGAGAAGGGTGATGATGGGAAAGAGAGAATTGGTAGAAGTTGTGGAAGAGTTAAAATCATCCGGTACATGGATGGTGCCAGCTGGTTGTAAATTTGTTGATGTATTCATTGTTGGTGGCGGTGGCTCTGGTGCATCGTCAGGCCCTGAAAGAGGTGGTGGCGGTGGCGGATCGGGGTATGTTAAAACATATCTTGATGTGCCTGTTACTCCAGAAAGTGTTGTTAGCTATTCAATAGGAAAAGGGGGAGATCGTGTAGTTTCGATGTCTGCTTACGATGATCAGAAGAATGGTCTTCCAGGGTCAGAGTCCTGGTTTAAATCTAATTCAATAAAAGCTCTTGGCGGAAATGGAGGTCGATATTCCGGAAGAGGGGGCGATGGGGGATCAGGTGGTGGTAGTGGAAGACCTGCAGAAAAGACGGCAGGATATATTGGTGGAAGTGATGGTTCTAATGGAGCAGGTGATATGCCTGGAATCGGTCAAGGGAGTACTACCAGATGTCCGTTCAATAATAAATTGTACGCCGGAGGTGGTGGAGGTGGTGGAGAATATAGTTCCGGATCAGCACCAGGTGGCGGTGGTATCGGTTATGTCGGAGATATTTCGAGAAGACCTACTAATGGAGAACCCAATACGGGCTCAGGAGGAGGTTCTTTTTATATAAGTGGTTCCAATGTCTCAGGAGGATGCTATTCTGGCGCAGGCGGTTCCGGTATCATAATACTTCGTTACATGAAATATAAATAAGACAATATGCTGTATATTCAAAAAAACATTCAGTTTTTGGAATTGGAACAAGAATTGCCTGATTCCTATCTTGTTGGCGACAATATCGAAATTTACGAAGATGGCGCTTATCTCCTGCTTAGTGAAGAGCAGGAACAGTATCATAACGACTATCCGGAGGCATCACCGCTCGAGTGTTGGTATATGGCACTGACACCAGAACCACAGCCGACACCGGAAGAACTGCTCTGGCGTGCCCGTGATGCCAAACGGCAGGAAATCTACGACAAAGACATCCATCATTACTACATCGACGAACAG